ATACCCATACCGACCACGGCTTCTTCTGGGTTGATGTCAAATTGTTTAAACTTTTTCTCTAACGCGCTTTCAAAACCAGAGTCTTCCATAAACTCGGGCGGTATAACTATCTCGCCGGGCCGCAAATGCGCCAATGCTATGTCTTCACCAACACCAGCCGCTTTGAGCTGTTCTGCCAATGGTGCCAATGGTGCCATTTGTTGAGCTGCGGCTTTGCCCAGCAATTCGTCCAATCTTTGCTTGGTTTCCTCATCCATCTCGTCCATGGGATCTTTGTCGTTTGGCATTACATTAAAACCAGGATCGTTTGGCCATTCTGGCAAACTGCTTTCTGGAACCAAGTCTCTTTGCTTGTAAATGCCCTCGGCTCTGTCTTCTATTCCATTTTGATTATAGTCCCTAAACTCCATGGTTTTCATCATGCCGGGAACCATTCCAGTGGGCAGCGGAGAACCATCGATCAAACGTGGATTTTCTTGAGCTTGTTTGATCCTATCGAAACGACCAGGAACCGGGTTCCTAGCCAGACCAGCACCTACGCTCGGCGCAGAAGGAATTGCGGCGCCCGATAACCTATTGATTCTTTGTTGTAACTGTTCACTAATAGCCATATTAACTCGTTGTAACTGTCACACTACCTATACTCATTGTAGCAGATAATCCAGTCAAGTAAGTTTGATGTTGATATAAATTCCTAAACTCATTTCCATCAAAGGCTTGGTGAACCTCTACTGTAGAGTTAAATATAATCGCTCCAGTCGCAAATTGCAATTCACTAATATCGGTTGAGTTGTAACTTTTAATACTGTCTGGATCAACAGAACCAAGATTTATTTCCAAAATTCGTATTAAACGATTAAAAGTATCGGCGCTTACATTCTCTCCATCTGCAATCGGTAGCCTGGTTGGGAGTAGTTTACTCATCTACCTTCTCCCCGAAGGCTGTATCTCTACTCGCGTATTACCCAATCTCCATTTATAGTTTTTTCTGTCCAATTCAGCGTTATCATCGTCGGATTCAAACCGAAACACAAATTGTCGGCCTCTTGATCTCAAGGATCCGTAAGTGCTGCTGCTGGTAATTTGTGTGGTTGAATCGGTAGTAAGCGACTGATTGCTAAAATCTCTACGCTTGACAACTATGTTTATTGCAGCATCTTGACTGGTCCCAGATTCATTTACAAAAAGTACGTCTGGAAGAACACGTTTTAAAAATGCAAATCTATCACCATCCGATATGTCGATGTCCGCAGACTCAATAAAAACACCATCCATAGAGCTGGTATCATTGTTGTAACCTTTTTCATGTTCATAAATATATTTGGTTGAAGAGGCTTCTCCAGCTGACAATGGCCTATTAAATACACCAGCGGCAAGCCAAGCATACCTTTCCAAAGATCCAATACTCCATGAATTTTCTTCGTAGTTGTATATAACGTATCTTGATATTTCGGTTTCATTATCCGTTAAGGACGGATAGAAAAACCAAGCCTCGGAAAATTCTTCGTTGAGGCCAGCAAAACATTTGTAGGCTTGTCCTTCATCTAAATCACCGAAAACATAGTCTTGGACAGAACACGGCAGTTTTTGCACAGCGCCGTTATAAAAGTAAAAGCCTTTCTTAGACATATAAAACACGCCTTTTGGTGAATTGACACAGGCTTTAGGCCCAATTAGTCCAGCACCTTCATTAATAAGATTCATAGAGAAAGTAAGCGGAGGACCAATAAAATTCATTGAATACAAAGATGTATCAGTCCAAATAAGAACCTCCTGTCTTGCTTTTAAGCCGCCAACAATGGAAGATCCGGAAGATAAACGCAATGATCCGGCCGTGTTTGTATTAAGTGGCTCAAAATCCAATTCGTTTTCCTGGTCACTAAATGCCACCAACATTGGATCAGCGGTTCCTGTTCTGGAGCTCCCACTAATCGGATCAGCACCCAATACTATCAAATGCCTATCGGTTTCAGAGGTAATCACTTGCAAACCTTGAGTGGGCACTAAGTTTGCACCAGAAACACTGGATAACTTGACTGCTCTGGTGGTTAAACCATCGTTTTCAACCCAACGATAAATGTCACCGCCACGGGGATTAATGATTAAGTTTTCACCAAAGTTATCGTGTGTCCACAATCTCAACTGGTTTGTATCAGATAGACTAGAAGATGAACCAAAACCGCCCGCTCCCCAGGTTCCTACACCCCAACCTGTAGATTGGACATAAACATCTAAGCCAGAATTTACCTCGTATGCTGCATCTGTCGCAGATCCGCCATTGCCAGAATCACTTGAGTTGGCGGTAACTGTGTCGCCAGAGGTATCTTTTGCAGTAATTTCATAAGTGTTTGTTCCAGTCACCAAATTAATTTGATACTCCTGGTTTAAAACATCGGCCGTGACCAGACCACCTAATGAAACCGCGCTAGAAAAGGTTACAAAATCTCCATTAACAGCTCCATGACTAGCATCGGTGACTGTTACTGTTGATGATCCATTGGTTGCAGCGAATGTAGCTGCATTGGTGGTATTTTTACGAATAGGCGTTACATCGTTATAAGTGCCGCCTTCTTCAATGTAATATTTATTGGTAGTGCCAAGCCCAAGATATTTGCTGCCACCTAAAGAGATCCAGGAGTGTAAGGCTCGTGGAGAACCGACTATAGTATCGCTAGAATATTTCTCCCAGCCGCCTATTTTTTCAACACGACCTTTGCGGAAACGAATTTTGTCGCCGTCAACCCAACCGCCTTCGTTAGAGTAATCGGTTTCTTCTTTGTTGATTCCCGGCTTAAAATTTAATTTGGTCAGCGGCATTGTTAGATTCTAACATTCCTTGTTGACCTTATGCCAAACGTATAATTGCGTTTGAAGCGTCCGCAGTAGGAAAAACAACTGTAAAGTCTCCAGCCGTCGATGTTTTATCTCCACCAAAATCAATCGCACAAACCGCTTTGTCTGAGTTAGTGTCATTGTAAATGAGACAACCTCGTGCGGTAACTGTTGCATTGCTGAAAGTAAGATCCGCAAAATCACAGTAAGCCGTTGTGCTAGATGTGGTTGGCGTGACATTCGTTAAAGCGGATCCGCCAGCTGTATAGTTGGTACCAGTCGCTTGGCCTGTGGTGACATAAGCGGTGGTCCCGGCACCTAAAGTAGCCGAGCTCGTATATAAAGCCAATTTAAAGCTGTTACCGCTTGAATTGGTAAAATTATGTGTTCCAACCAAGAGCTCTTGTTTGAAACTTGTGCATATCGCAGATGTAATTGCCATTATAGTTCCCTCAATATTTTAGCCATGTCTTCATGGCCTTGTTTTTCTAATAAATTAGCGTTAGTCGTATTCTGTGACTTAATTGCATTTTTTATAGTATACAAGATTACAGTATAAACTTGGTTTTGAAAAGCACGAGCTTGCTGTTTTATATGTTCTGGAGCATCTTCTGATATGTCACATATTTTTTTTGTGGCCTGTGTAGCCCAAAATTCTGGGTCATGTCCTTTGTATTCTGTGGTTGACACAGACACAGTTCCTAAAACAAAATCACTTTCTACACTCATGTTCATCCTTTATATGGCTCTGGCGGAACAACATCTTCATTGATTTTCAAACCAAACTCTTCGAGTTTGTCATTGATTTCGTCAAACGGGCCAATAATAAATTTGCCTTCATGTGGCACAGCAACCAAAGGTTTATCAAGCCTATGAAAACCATAAAGTTTCTCTGTGGCTGGAACATTTGAGTCTAAGACTGTAGATCTACCGCTGATTCCCACTAAAATATCAGCGCTCATACACTTGCTGATCCAAAACTCCACACAAGCCCTTCCCGCTTCTGCAAAGTGCATATTCTCTTTGTATGAAAAATCAATGCCATAAAGATCAATTCTGCTGACCTTATTCCATAAAGCAAAGGCGATTGTATAAGCCACAGTCGTATTCAAGTATGCACATTTTGTATCATTGCATACTTCTTCTACCGGGTATAAGACTGGATTCTTTATTCTGGGATCAAGTTCGCATGTGTAAACTGGCTTTTCAGTTTCGTCAAGTAGACGACACATAACCGAAGTTTGTTTCCCGGCATCGTCTGAATCATAAAATCTGCTTGCTGGATCCAGCATAAAAATTCTATCGCATGGATATGTGGCCGCAGCTGAGTTGATGCACCAAATTTCATCCCATTCTCTTCCGTTTTGCAATCCTATAGCAAAGTCTACCTGGGATATTCCCAAACCGATTATTGCTACTCTTTTGCCTTCTAGTGATTCAATTCGT